CACCCTGTTTGTCAAACTGCGCCCCATTCTGTATGGGGTACTAGCAAAATCCACGCCTTCAATTTGTCCACCAGCGGCAACACGTGATTGGAACACTTCGACGGATACTGCCAAAATTGCTGATTCAATTGGCGCACTGTTTGCGTAAATTTCCGCAGCGGAATAACCTGAAAGTGTCGCAGTACCCATTGGAATGATGTCGCGCAATGTGACGTTTGATGAAGTCAATGCAGCGGTGAAATGGTATTCCTTAACGTCAACGACTGTGACGGTTGCTGAAAATGGTGCTGGCAAACCTGCCACAACAACCGATTGACCAGCAACAAAATGATGTGGGCGTTGTGTGTAATACGTTGCCACGTTTGATTCTAATTTGTAGGCGTTAACTGCTGAAGAATTTGAAACCAGCATTGGCAAAATTACCGCTTCAGCGGTGTTGATTATTTCGTCAAGATAACTGTCACTGTATAAGGAAACGGACACGCCAAGCACCGTGCGCAATTGACTTGCAGTGACAATGGCTGGCATGTCCGTTCCTTTCGATCTGCTGCGGCGAGATCGGGAGAACCCGCCGCATGATTAGTGTTTGTGGATTATGACTTATTCACACCAAATGCACCCGCAGCAATTTTTGTTGCGCATGCACCAAATGAATAAACGCCCACTGTGATTGAACCGTCAGCGGTTGATTCTGCGCGCAACTGGTATGTGCTTCCTTCGTACCATGTATAAGCGTCAGGGTTGATGATCAGAATTGAATCGTCTGTGTCTGTTGTCGCAGCAGTGTTTGCGGTGACGTATAGATCAAGACCTGCAACGCGTCCACGAAGTGAAGTTGGTGTTGCAAGACCAGGCTGATTCATTGGGTTTGTTACTTCGTTGTAGATTGGACGTCCACTGTCATTTAATGACATGACGTTTGACCATTGTGAAGTGTTCATGAGAATGTTGCGTGCAAATGGATTTGCAAGACCAGCAGTTGCGCCATAAACGCTTGCTGCACCGCGTGCAACAAAACCAAGCAATTCAGCCGCTGTTGGATAAGTTGTAATTGCAGTTCCGTCAGCAGTTGCACCAGCAACAAGCACTGAGTTCACGTACGCGTCTTGTGCCTTAGCCATTGCCGCAACCATGTTCTTCAATAACTCATCATAAAATTGTGGCGATGTGCGCTGAAGCAATTCAACGCTAAATTTTTGCTGACCCTTGAAGCCTTTGACGTCCACTGATAAGAACGCAGAATTTTGGTCTGTTTCAGAAAACGCGCCGTCTTCCGCAACAACTGCGACTGTCGGTGCAACTGTGATCTTTGGAATTTCAAAAGTCATTCCAGCGTCAGGCAATGTGCCGCGAGAAATTGCGTCAATGCTTGGGCGGATTGTTGTTGATAGTCCGTTGATTACTTCGGAAAGTTGACGTGTTGGAACAAGTCCAGCGTTGTCAGTTGTGTTGTCGGCTGCTAAAACGTACTGGCGTGCAGCCTCGTCGCCTGTTGCTGCAAGCATTTTGTTTTCTAGGTACTTGGCAGCAGTGATTTCGATTCGTGGTGTTACTTTCCAACCACCTACTGCGTTAGCAGTTGCGGTGACTGACTGGGCGGCTTCAACCGTTTCGGCGGTTGCAGCGTCTTTGACGGTGTCTTCCACTTCGTCTTCTCCTTCTGTTGGTTGTGCTTCAGGTTCGATTGTCGAATCTGAAATTTCTTCTTCTTCGGTTGCAGCAACTTCGGCAACACGCGCTGAACGGATAGCAGGTTCAGACGTCAATGCAACGGCAGTGAGTTCACCCTTTAAAATGCGAACTGTTCCGTCTTTCATTGTGTCGTATTCATCAAATGAAACTTCAACGCTAAAACCGTCGCGCAAACCTTCTTGCGCTTCAACAAGTGCGTCATTGCCCGCAGTTGTTTCCGCAATCTTGAATGTTGCGTCAATTCCTTTGTTATCGGCTGAAAATCCGATTTGCAGGGTTTTGCCAATTCGGCGGGTACGATCATGTTCAAGGTTAAGCAAAACGGCGGTTGGTTCTACTGAACCAGCAGCAAATTGAACCTTGCCAATTGAAGCGTTTCCAGTTTCTTCAAAGGTCACAATTCGACCAGTGATTGTGCGACTGTTTGAATCTGCCGCAGTGATTTGCATTGGTGTGATTACTTTTTTGCTCATAGCAGCATGTCTTCTTCCTCGCGTATTTCTTCGACCGACATTGCGCCGATACGATTCAAGATTTCATAAACTTGCGCGCGCTCATAAGGGTTGCCACGCAAGAAATCGTCAAGATCAAACATGACTTTGTTTCCCGCTGGTGTGAAATCAGCAAATGACAAACGTTGTTCAATTATGGACATGTAATTTCTGAACGCGAAATCTACAAGGTCGCGCCTTTTGTCTAAAGCGTTGGAATAGGTGAAACTGGACTGTTGTGAATCAGTAAAATACGCTGGCAAACCACACGCACGCGCCAATTCAAGTGAAACGTAATTGCGTGCTTCATTTAACTGCAAATTCTTTGGGTCGTAACCAATACTTTCAAGCGTAACGTCAGCATTTAAAAACGCGGTTGATTTATTAGCGCGAGCAGTACGCCATGAAGTCAGCAACTTTGAAATGCGATCAGGTGGCAATGAAGTTCCGTTTGATTTCAAAACCATTTGCGGAATTGGTTCATTTGCAAAATTCATTGCAGCGCGTTCAAGGGCAGCGGCAGCCTTTATGGTACGACCAGCGCGTGACAACAATCCTTCTTGTGTTCCGTTGAAAACAACAAGATTTGCAGGGTCAACATAAGAACCGTCAATTGCGTACGACGCAATTTCATAACCCATGCCGTCTGTTGTAATTGTTACGCGTTCAGGTGCAATTCGTTCCATTGCGCGAATTTTTCCTGTGTCTGCATAACGTTCCATAACAAATGCGTATGCAGCAGGAAAGAAAAATAAATCTGAAATAATCCATGACCAAAATGTTGCGCCCGGAATTCTTGGGTCGGGTTGGTTAATCACACGCGGTTGTGTAATTTTTTCACCAGTTGCTTCATTGCGTGTGTGCATTGGAAGTGAAGCAATTGTTTGAATAATTCCAAGCGCACGCGCACAAGTTGGAACACTCATTGCTTCAGCGCGTGACGCGGTTACTATCCCGCCAAATAGAAATAGATTTCCTACTTCACTGTAATAAGGCGCGATAGCAGCAGCGTCCACTTGCGCGGCGTCAACTGTGACGGCAGCGTCAGCCTTGCGTGTAAATAAGTCAATAAATGCCATGCCTGAATTGTGTCAGGCTTATACGATCAGCCAACCATGATGTCAAGATCATTGTCTGGGCGTGTCGCGAAATGTGTTGCGAGCGCAACTGCCACTGCACCGCACACGACGGACTGTGACGCCCTTCGTCCAATAACCCAACCGCCGTCACCACGACGCAATTGCACCGCAGCCAAAACTTCTTCGGACAATTGACTTTGTCCCCTGTGTTTCAAACGTCCACTGTTGATTGCTGACAACATTTCGTCGCACGCTTGTGGGTAAGCCCCGTCCATGTCGAAAATTGCAATTCCTGCGGGTGCAAGGCGGGCGGCGACCGCGCCACTGGTTTTGCGTGAATAAAGAACGTATTCGGTTGGGTACTTGCGCGCATAGTCTGCCAATTCGTTGGCAATTGCCTTGTCGTCCAACTGCAATTCGTTTGTCCACGTGTGAAGCAACTTGACCACAAATTTTTCGTCCCCAAGTTTTTGCGCCCCGACCAAACTTGCATGTCTGCGATCAGGGGACAAGTCAATGGCAAGCCATGTCAATTTGTCCACGTCCAAGTCAACGGTTTTGTCCAAGCAATTACCCCATGAAGCCGAATCCACCGCGCTATTTATGGCAACGACCCAACGGCACAAGACTTCAGTCATTACAACGTCAGGTGGGTCATTTAAAACCGACTTAATGTTGTCGGCGTGAATGAGTGTGCCCATTGACGGGTTTGCATGCCGTGCATTTTCCACGCTAATTTCGTCAGTCGGTGCTGACCATTCGAAATACCCAATTTCATCTTCAACGCCGCCAATGCTTGCCAGCGCGCGATCGCGGAACTGATTCAGCACAACGGAACTGGAATCACCAGCATTTGTGTACGCCATGACCATTGGGTTGGCAGCCGCCATGAGCGTGTAACGCAATGACGCAAAACTTTCAATGTCAGTCATTTCGCGCAATTCGTCCAAGTGAATTGTCGAAGGTCGGGAAACACCGCGAGCAGCCGAACCACCAGCGCGCACAATGAACCTATTTCCAGTAATCGTTTCGATTTCTTCGCCGCCATGTTGCCAGCGGATTTTCTTGACCTGTTTTGCCAGTGATTCGTTGGCTTCAATGATTTGAACCATTGCCCGAAATTGTTCCAGCGACGTTGACAAGCGGTGCGCCGAACCAATTTGCAAGTTTTCGTCCCACAAGAATAAGCCCCCAAGAATTCGAATCAACTGCAAAAACGATTTTCCGTTCTGTCTTGCCACGACTATGCAATTGACAGGTGACGCCCAACGCCCGTCAGGTTTAACCTTGTGTGAATTTATCAGCGCAAATTTCTGCCATTCCATGAGTTCAATCTTCAAACTGGAAGCCAAGTCAACCAATTCGTGCCCGCGTGACGGTAAATCGTTCAATGGCGTGTGAATTCGGGGGGTTTGCACCCCAAACAGGGCGTTTTCACGATCTGCGTCCCTACCCAAAACCGTTTGAAGCCCTTCTAAGGCTTCTTGGGTCGGTTGGTGACCTGTTAAGACCTTCTCAGTCATTTTCGTGGCTTCTTGAACCGTTTTTGGGGGAATTTAAAACAGGAAGGGTCAGGGG